CTGTTACAACTTTACACTTTCAACTTCAATATCAGTTGCACCGATTAACAACGGGTGCACCAATGATGGTTTTGCATCTGCAATGAGTGGATGGTTTGGTTCGCAAGGTTTAGCACTAGCCAATTCAATCGGTCAACCGATACCACTTTATATGCCAATCAACTCAAACATAACACCCCCTAGAGTAACGGTTGCTAACTCATTCACAGATGCTTGCTTGCCCTTTACAGTAACTTCACCCTTTGGTGGTAATTTTGTTCGACTAGGTAGGCAAGTAATCAACCGCGAAGCTAATCGAATAAGTTATCGATTTAATGTAACGCCTGCAAGTACGAGTTTCACTTATGCCTTTCTCCCAGTCCTTCAAGACCCTGTTCACGTACCGCACAACCAACCTTTTTTTGAAGCGGTTGTGATTTTGCAAAACGGAACAGTAATTCCATGCTCACGCTACATCGTGGCAGCAAGTCAGGGATTGAGTGGTTATTTGACATCAACACTATGCACCAATCCATCGGTAATATATCGGCCTTGGTCAACTGTTAATATCGACCTGAGCAATTTGGTAGGGCAAACTGTAACAGTTCAATTCACCGCTGGCGGATGCAGTCAATCAGCACATTGGGGCTATGTTTATTTAGATTATCGGTGCGAGCAATCTTTAATCTTTGACCCAAACTACACAGTCTGCATTGGTCAATGTGTTACCTTAGCTCAACCGCAAGGTTATGCCCAATACATTTGGCAGAATGGAAGTGCCACAGTTTGCCCAACATCGAACACAACACATTGGCTAAATGTGATAAGCCAAAATGGATGTGCTAGGACATTTACCTTCCCGATTCAAGTGGTTCAAGCCCCGATGGTGGAGATAGTGGAGTGATAACGGTTTCGGGCTTGGCGAGGTTGGGGACTTAGAAGCACAATCGCTTAAATCAATTACAAACTTTAATAAATAGAACAAATGAACAATTCAGAACAAAAACCCCAATCTTGCCAAACCGATGTTAGGCGATGTGCTATGGATTGGTGGAACAAAATTGAACACAACCTTAACGATGGGTTTTCAAAATGGCAACTTGGGTATAAATACTTTGACAGGCATTGGATGTCGCTTACTGGCAGAGAAATTGAAATCATCTATAAGTGTGAGCATTACGCCTAACGTTTTGTGGCTTTGCGTTCGTTGGGGATTTCCAGCACTAAAGCCGATTGATAGTACAAATTTTAATTTAAGCACAAATGATTATAGATAGCACAAAAGCCCCCAATGACGCAAAACCACTGTTACAGGCAGTACGGGTTTTAAACCTATACGCTTGTTTAGGAGGTAATCGTTACAAGTGGGATGAAGTGGCAAATATTGAAGTAACCGCAGTTGAATTAGATGAGGAAGCAGCGAGATTATATCAAGAAAGGTTTCCAAATGATAAAGTAATTGTAGCGGATGCACACCAATATTTATTAGACCATTATACCGAGTTTGATTTCATTTGGAGTTCGCCACCTTGTCCAAGCCATTCGAGGGTAAAATTTAGCCAAAAAAATCGAGAAAATACAAAGCCATATTATTCAGATATGAAACTGTATGAGGAAATACTTTTTTTAGATAATTTTTTTGATGGCAAATACTGTGTTGAAAATGTGATACCATATTATGAGCCATTAATAGCAGCTAAAAAAAGAGGTAGGCACTTATATTGGACTAACTTTAATTTGCCTACTGTATTAAGCGAAAGAGATAAAATAAGCGGCTTAATTACAAAAGATGATTATGAAGCCATAAAAAAATTATGTGAATTTCACGATTACGATTTTTTTAAGTATAAAGGCGAACAAAGGAGGGCAAAGATGGCGAGAAACCTTGTAGATTATGAAGCTGGTAAAACAATATTTGCAACTGCAATGGGAGTAATATTAAAGTCAAAGTCTATTCAAAACTCTCTATTTGGAGATGGATGGTAGTATTGCCTGTAACGTTTTGCAGATTGCCGAAGGTGGGGCATTATACCACTAATGTTTAATTGAAATACAAAACTTGATAATATGAAAAATGTTGATTTGAAAAACGAAACCCCCACTTTTGGCAATGTGCTGTTAGGTGCAGTGCCATCGGAGGTTTTTAATGAGGACTGTATTACTTTAATGAAGCGATACCCTGACAAATTCTTTGACCTTGCAGTGGTTGACCCGCCTTATGGATTGGGAGATAAATTAACGCAAGGTGGAACTTGGGCTTCAAAATATGCTAAAGGAGATGCTTCTTGGGATATTGCCCCGCCTGCCGAATATTGGGAGGAGTTATTCAGAGTATCTAAAAATCAAATTGTGTGGGGTGGCAATTACTTTGGACTACCTGCAAACAGATGCTTTATAATTTGGGATAAGGTAGCACATATGGACACATTAGCTGATTGCGAATATGCTTGGACAAGTTTTGACCGTAACGCAAAAATTTTTAAACACGTAAGGAATACAAGCGAAACGAGAATACACATTTGCCAAAAGCCAATTAAACTTTACGAATGGATATTTAAAAACTTTGCGGTGGAAGGCAATTTGATTTTAGATACTCACTTGGGTAGTGGGAGCAGTAGAATAGCAGCAAATAAGGCGGGGCTTCATTTTGTTGGATGCGAAATTAGTCCAGCATATTTTGAAGCACAGGAGGCAAGGTTCAAAGAATTTGTTTCACAGCTACGAATGTTCTAAGGCATTGCACCTAACGTTTTGCGGCTTGGCGAAGTGGGGGAATTATACCCACAAAAGCCGATTAGAATTACTAATGTTCAATAACAGATAAAAGATGATAGAAAGCAGTCAGCCCCCATTTTGCCAAACCGATGTTACCAGCAGTGCGGTTTTTCAGGAGGATTGTGTCGAAGTGATGAAACGCTACCCAAATAATTATTTTGATGTGGCTATCGTTGACCCACCATATTCTGAAAATTTTAACACCGATGCTTGTGCTAATAACAAGGCAAAAAAAGGGAAATATGATATTGAAACTTTGAATGGCTATAAACCAACAGAGGAATACTGGGAAGAACTTTTTAGAGTAAGCAAACACCAAATTATTTGGGGAGCAAATTGGTATGGTAAATATTTTGGTGTGGGTGGTATTTGTTGGTTTAAAGACAATACAGGAAATTATAGCCCTTGCGAATACGCTTACCAAAGTTTCAATAATCATATCCATCATTATCAATATCGTTGGAATGGAATGTTGCAACAGAATATGAAAGATAAAGAGGAACGTATCCATCCAACACAAAAGCCAATTGCCTTGTATGAATGGACTATGTTAAAATTTTTAGATAAAGGGGCAAAGATTTTAGACACTCATTTGGGTAGCGGTTCAAGTAGGATAGCTGCTGACAAATTAGGATTTGATTTTGTTGGTTGCGAATTGTCAGAAATCCATTTTAATAACCAACAAAAACGATTTGAAATTTATAAACAGCAACTTCGATTATGGTAGTCGGTAGCATTGCTGGTAACGTTCGGGCGGTTGGCGTTCGTTGCCGAATTTGGAATACAAAACTTTAACTTAAAAACAAATGATAATATGAAATACGAATCTTTGATACCCGAAAAACTCGGCAATGACGCTAACCGCTTGTTATGTGCAGGGCTTTGCTTGAATTGTAAACACCAATCTTACAAAAGCGACCACACATTTAAAAAGACAGGTATTTGTATGGTGAAATTTTGGATGGACAAGCGATGTAAGTTGTCAGCCGATAAGCCAATAGTGAAGTGTAAGTATTTTGAGCCTTGCACATAACAACTAAATAAACGCAATTACACCCCAACTCACACAAAACCAACTAAATAAAAAATAACAATAACTTATTGTTATTTAAAATAAGTTACTATATTGCAGCCATGAATACAAATTTTAAACTCTCCGAAACAGGAGAAAGAATACTTGAAGAAACCATTCGCCCAATTGCGGTAAAGAATGGAACGCTAAAACCCAAGAAAAGCGAAATGATTGAATTGGCTTTGCAGATTGCATCGAGCATAACGCATTTGGATAGAGAAGATTTTAGGCAACTAACAGCGTTGGAGAAATGAAACTACACGAACACATTAAAAGGCTTCGAAATTACGCTGACTTTTTAAAAGAATTACATGGGCGCAAAGCGGTATTCGCCAACGACATCACAATCGTACTTAACGAACTCACCAAACGCCTAACCCCATGCCGACATTGCACGGAAGGGGTGCAAGAAGTTCATAAGGTACGTGGGAACGAATTGCAAATAACTGATGAACCTTGCGAAGTCTGCAATGGGGATTATTTGGAAGGGGGAGAAGATGAGTAACTACACCACTTGGGCAACCTACATTTGGCTTGAAAACCGAACCGATTGCAGAATAATCAAGTCAAAGTTAAGACTTGAAAGATTGAAAGAAATTTTGAAACAAATAAAGAAATGACACCAAAAGAACAAGCCAAAGAGTTGATTGAATTGTTTACGTTCAATTGCCGTGAATGCGATAATGCAAAAGAAGCAGCTTTAATATGCGTTCAAAGGATTATACTTGCCAATTCACATAGCAATCCATTTAATACAGATGTTTATTCAACAATGGATTATTGGCTGAAAGTTCAAGAAGAAATTAAAAAGGGCTAGAAATAGGTCGCGAAAGCTGACGCAGGAGTAATTTCTCAACTGCCCCTTTTTTTAATCACTCCACCACTACCACCACACCCCGATAAATATACCCCTTACCATAAACCACCACCGTATAAACATCATTTTGCACATTGGCAAGCCACGGCTCTGATCCACGATGCAGATTTTCACCCCATCTGTTATAGATTTCAAATTCAAAAAAGCAAAGGCTCTTCGGAGTAAAATAAGCCCCATTCCGCACCGCATTTGGCGTGTAGATGGGGCAATCTTTGCAAGGTATGATTTGAACGGTTAAGGTAACTTTAGCCAAACACCCATCATTATAAGCATAGGCTTCAACTTTATAAACACCAGTATCGAGTAGTGTTAGGTTGTAACTCCCACCAACATATTGCCCATTAACCCACCATTCAATGTAATCTTCGTGTTGGGCATCCGCTGAAAGTTTGATAATGCCATCGCATAACTCTACTTTCTGGGCATTAATTAAAAGTAACCCCGATAACAGGAACAGGATTGACATTAAATACCGCAGTGGCAGTGCCGGGGCATCCCGAACCGCTTGAAGTGAATGTGATTGTTTGGCCATTATCAGCAGGGCATAATTGAGTTATTGGAACACCGTTTAAGAAGTAAGTACCAGTTCCACTCCCACCGCTAACAGGAATACAAGGCTCGTTTGCACATAATGTAGGCAGTGTGAGAGTAGCAGTTCCTTGTTGAACGCAAAGCACATAAGTGTCCGTGTTTTGGCAACCAGTTACACCATCAGTAACAGTCAAAGTAATAGTGTAATTCTGCACGATTGCACCCACATCAGCCACGTTAATTGAAGCCGTGCCTTGACCTGTAAAACCAAGTGCAGGAGCGATTGCCCACAGGTAGGTAGGTTGCGCTGCGGTTGTGGTTGAATTGGCAACCATTGATTCATTAACGCATTTGGTAACATCGCATTGTGCGGTTGAAGCCAATGCGAAAGCCAAAAGAAGGATTGTGAGAAATCCCATAATTTTAAAATGTGTGTTTTTCATTGTGTGTTTGTTTTTGTTTATATTTGTCATCAGATTTTCATGTTGTTGATCAAGGGGGTTAAGGAGCGATTTCGGTCGCTCCTTTTCTTTTGAATAAGAACCAGTACAAAATCAAAAGCGATCCGATACTCAATCCAAGTACAAGCAGAAAGTCGCGCGATTCTGCAAGCCACGTTTTTTTCTTAGGTGCTTCCACAGTCACAACCTTAGTACCTGACTTACTTACATTGCGCTCCATTTGCAATCGCTCAATTATTTGCAATAAACTATCCACATCGCATCGAACCTTTAATCGGTTGTTATCTATGGTCACAGTTGCTCTAGTGCGCTTACCGTTAATTTGTGCAAGTATTTCATCAATCATAACCTTACCATCGCGGCACTTTAAAAGTGCATAATAAAAGGCACTATCTTCAGGTACCACAAATGTATCGCGCACGATGGACACGGTTTCTTTAATCGTTACAGTATCGTGTACCGGACAAGTCGCACAAATTTTCGCACGTCGTTTTTCTGTGATGCAGCTACTTAGCAACACCAACGCAATCAACATTCTCCACATATTCTCACATTTTTTAAACTCGATTTCATTCGCATTCTCTTTCTTGTACGGTCGCCATTATTAGATGCACCGTTGGAAGCGTTACCTTCCCAACTTTCGATTGAAACACCCAAATCAAGATAAACCAATCCCACATGGTGTGTGCGCTTTAACTTTTTTGAATGTATCGTAAACGCTGCTCCAGTTGGTACTACATCACCTGCAGGTTTGCCCCACTTATCCCACGTAGGTGACCAAGCATAAGACTTGGGTGGTTCAATGTCAAATGCTTTTAAACAAGCCCCTGCCGCACTGCCACACCAAAACGAAGCCACAGGCACACCTGCCATGCGATTCCATTCGTCAATGATTGGGTGGCGGTTTGAGTTGGCAGGAGTTTCAATAATTCCTGTATGCTTATCCATCCATGCTCGCATACGCACATCCAAAGGCGGTGGCGCAATTGGTTTGGGTAATGGTGGGCGTGCGCTTAAAAAGTCCGTAGTCGGCTCTAGTTCGCGTACATTCGGGCTTCGATAACCATTGCAGCTACAAAGTAAGCAAAGTAAACCGCAATAAATAATAATATTCGCCATAGTCGGTGAAGTTGTGGTTGATTAAATGCATCGATAAAGTCACGATGAAATTGGGTTTGGTCGTTAGAAGTAAACACGCTGTAATAATTCCACAAAGCCTTCCAAGTAAATCGAATACCATTGATTGCAAGTAGGTGAAAGAATAGCAATTTAAACCCTGCAACAATTGGGGTTAGAAAGTATTTGGTTTCGGGAATTGCGGTGGTTTCATCATACCAATAGGCAATCCAAGTAATGATGTGATAGGATGGCAGTATTAATGCCAATCCAAGTAGTTCGTGGTGTTCGCGGAAAAATGAAATAAGGGACTTACAAGCCCCCCTTACGTTTAGCTTCATTTCGTTTGTGTATTTGTGTTTGAACCCATTCGATAAATTTCGCCACCGCTATCAATGCTGCGAAAAATGCGCCTATAAATTTAAGCACATCGGTAACTGCATTTAAGTTAGCAATGATAAAACTTATGATGAATAATAAAAGAGATGCCTTGTCAGAAGTGGTAGTTTGGTCGTGTGTCATAAATCGTTTAAAAATCCTAGTATTGTGTTTGCTCGAACGTAGTTTCCATTAACCCCTTCAACCCCGTTTGAAGTAGCACCGCGATAACCTGTCTTTGTTTTGAATCCAATAGTTGTGGCATTGTATCCGTTTCTATTTACCGTTTCAATCCAAGTAATTAACCTGCCACCACCGCCTAAATACTGTTGAACAAAGGTTGATGTATCGCTTAAAAATAAATCAAAATTTGGCTGTGTTAATCCATTGCCAACAAACGAAAGCATGTACTCATTCATTCGTTGAATGTTTTGTTGCCTTTTTTCAAAATTAATTTGTGGCACAATTGATTTTAACCTAAAATTTGATGGGGAATATTGTCCAGAAATTACTGGAATATAATCGTATAAATCTAAACTAAAATCAGCAGGAACTCCATCGGACAAAGTGAACACTGTTCCAAACTCGTTGCTTACTATTGGAAAAATACTCCAATTTACTATCGTATCGTTGATAAGGTTTATTCTAATAAACATATTAATATTTTATTTTGACAAAAGTTCCATTTGCTGGTGAATTTATCATAGTTACAAAAAATCTTCTCGATGCAGAATCAGCAGAAATTTTACTTCTATAAGAGCCGCTACCGCCTGTTATATTGCCATAAATAGTTTCAAGTGTATCAAAATTGTTTAAGTTAATTGATGTAATGTTTAAATTAAGTACGTTTGTTGTTCCTTGCCCTGATGTATGGGAAACATAGCAAATTCCATTAGGCTCATCAACATAAATATCGCTAACTCCATTCATACCAGCAATTGTAGCCAAAACTGTAAATGTTGTTGCTGTTGCTGGTTGCAAAAAAACTAATCTTTGATTTCCAGCCGATGCAACAATATACATATCTAGCGAAGACACATACTTCACATATCTAGTGTTGCTGATTAATGAACTAGGATTAACATTTAATGCGGTAATTGCATTGGTTGATTCATTAATTATTGTTACACCACCATTTGTTCCAACTACAACCCTGCCATTCATTGCAGATGAACCATTGGTATTATGCGCCATCCCTGTTGGTGAAGTTCCAACGGCTGCTATTGTACCTGTCAACGCTCCTGTTGTTGGGTTTACTATCCCAATTGAATTAGAACCAACTTGAGAAATATAACCTTTGGTTGATGAAAACTCTAAAACATCATTTGAGTTGCCAATACTAACCATTGTTCCAAAACCTGTGTAGCTTCCAAATATATTTTCACCTGCTACTGCTGCGCTAATATTAATTCTTGAAATAGTTGATGGAACACCTGTGGCAAATGCCCATATTTCAGGAGTTGATATTCCTTGAACATGAACTAAATGAGTTGCGCCATTTAAAGTCAGTGTATTAGTAAGTTCACCGTTAGTTGCGTTGTAAATAGTTATTGTGTTGTTGCTGTGATTCGCACAATATACTTTATTTACAGATGGTAGCCAAAGTAATGATACTGCCCCAATATTAGAAATAAATGTTTTCTCAATGTACATTCCACCATTAAGTGGCAAGGATGGAAACGACCAAGTTCTATCTTGCGAAAGGTCTTGGGTAATTCCTTGAATAGTTATTTCGCGGCTAAGCGGAACAAAGTTAGCAAGGTTGGTTATAACTTGACAAAGGTTGTTATCTTCAGTGTGAAGTGTAATTGTTCTACCGCTGTTATTTACATATATTCTAATCGCTAACCTATCTGTGGCAAGTAGAGTAGTCTGTGGAACTGCCAATGCACTAAAGTATAAATCTAAGGCAGTGCCATTTGTAATACCTTCAGGGCTACCCGAATTACTTGCAATTAATGACAGCGTTGTGCCATTCCATTTATAAAGTTCAATGTAAAAAGATGGAGTACCGCCCGAACTTGATGAACTAAAATAAATTTCAAAATTCCAATTTCCTGCTGGAATTTCAAGTAAATTAGGAACACCTGCATCGGTAATAAATGATTGAATGTAACCATTGGTATTAATGGTGAAATTTGTTCCTGCACCTAAGATTGGAATTTTATCCATTTCTTTAAATGCTACACCGCCAAAAGTACCTTGCGAAACAGAACCATTTAAGTATAAAGAAGCAGTTGCACCGCCACCGCTTGATGCAGGAAAATTGGCAAGGCTGCCATCACCACGTACATATTGACTTGTGCTTCCATTAGCACTTATATTGATGTTTGGAGTTGTGGTTGGGTTTGTAACTGAAACAGATAATGCAGGGCTTACAGGCGATGGAACACTTGCGGAAACACTTGTTACTGTTCCGCTGCCACCACCACCACCACCATAATCTTCTAAGTAACCCAATAGCACACCTGCAATTTGATTGGCTGATGTTGCACCTACAATTTCGCTAACTAAATAATCAACTGCTTTTCTTTCATTTTGGCTTACACTTGTCAATCGTAAATAATCACCATACGGCTCAACCCGAAGGTTATCTTTGAGCCATTTGGTTTCAATGGCAGGTGAGCTGCTATCATCGAAAGCAGATATAATTCCGCTGTTATTTACGAATGTAACCATACTTGTTGACTTCTTCTTTTACGAAATCGTTTATATCAATATCATTTCCAACTGCACCAATCCTAATTGCGCCAGCGTTCGGGCTTCTTTTTACGCACGTTTGTTTCCACTCGGGGTAAAGGGTTGAGTTGTCGTTTAAATACTTGACTAATTTTGTTTCAAAAGGTTTTGCATTTTCTCTAGCATTTCCAGCTAATGCAAATAAGGTTTTAGCATCAACAGGCTCGCTAAAATCTGTTCTTTTTTGAACTACTCCAAATGCAGTTACATTTATCGCTTGCTTTGGTAGCCATCTTGCATAAGAATAGTAAGCCAAAACAGGCTCGATGTACGGCTCCAATGCAGGGTAATTCAATGGTGAAATATCTTCTATGACTTTATCATATAAATCTTCGCCTAGAATGTTTTGAAGTTCTATCATCGCAGCTTCATTCACAAAAGGATTCAATGCTTCAACCTTGCAATAGTCGCTGATTGAGCGATATTTCTTTAGTTGTGCTATGGTTAGTAGGGTTCTCATATTGCGAAAAGTTTAGGTTTAGCCAAAATACTTAAAGGGATACCCAATATCATTGAAAATATACTACCAATTGTATCGCGATCGGTTTCAGTAACCACATTATAAAGTGCATGTGCTTCTTCTAACTCGCTTGAAGTACCTAATTTACCTGCTACCATCACACCTGCAAGCACTGGTGTTTGTTCAAATACACGAATGATACTGCTAATCACAGCCCCTTCGGTATATTCCCACAATTTGTCGTTGTTTTGGATGGTGAATGGTTTTAATTCAGGAATTTGAGTATCATCTTCAACTTCAATAATCATTATGTTACCTACATTGTCAGCCCCTTGGAAGTCAGATATACTGTCGTAAAATTCCTGCCTAGCATTTTCATCTTCAAACTTATTTTTATGGACAAGCATGTGCGATGCCATAAAGTTTGTGCGAATGTTTTTCTTTCTAAATGTCTTTACTTCCGTGTCAGTCCCAATATCTTCCAACACTGCATCGCATGGCGCAAGTGGATATTCAAATTCATTAGGAAGGTGAATGTAGATTTGTCCAGGATGCTCGTTTATATCTTCAAACCCATCAAAGTTGGTTTTAAACTCATTCGGATTGTAACGTGGGTAGCGTTTGATTTTACCTGCTGAATAAGGGTTGTTTAAATCCCTTTTATCCCAATTATCATACACTGCAATTGTTCCATCGGTTGAAAGTCTGCAAAACTCAACAGGCACATGGCTAAGATTAACCACATCGCCAATCAAATTGTATTGCACATGCAGCGCAAGTGTGCCATACATTGCCCAATCGTTTGTGCAATCTTCAAGTAGTTTGAAATAGCGTTTGTTTATCACAGCATCGCTAAAGCCTAAGCCCTTGCAATACTTAGCGTAACGCTTCCAACAACCCTTTGCAGTACCCGAAGCTAAAATCAAATCTCTTACCCTTTGCGGATAGGCATTGTCAGCATCCCAAGCATAGATTTTCTCTAACTTGTAATCGGGCTTAACAATACGTTGGCGTGTTTTACCACTAATTATTTTCGCCATCTTTTATTTTCTTAGGCTTTTCGACTTTTCTAAAATACTGTTTTGCGTTTGGAAATGCTTTCATCAACTTTTCAGCTAATTCATCAGTCATTGTGCTGCGTTGGTAAAGTGTAGGATCTTCCATCATCATAAAGGAAGGCACAACCATTTCATATTTTTTCATCGGTATTTTGTTTGATTTCAAAAATAAACCTTTTTCTCTTAGGTCGTGCTTCATTTGAAAAAAGGCACTCATCGCACAATTGATGCAGCCGCCTTCGTTCGGGTATCGCTTACCGTAATATTGATGATATAAAACAAAGACCCGAGATATTGCACAAGATTCCTTGCGCTCAACCATCGGGTCTTGTATTATCTGCAACTCGGTTAAAAGTTGCTCATCGGTCATGGTTTCAACAATGAGTTGATAATTCCACGAGTAACCGTGATTGATGTATCAAAGAAAGTAGCTGGTAAGTTTGGTTCTTTTGATTGGTCACTTGAACGCAATGTCAAATTGTAAGCCCCTTGTGTTTCTTGATCAGCAACAATACGCTCTGCGGCACGAAGTAACAAACCTGCTTTTAAACCATAGATTTCAAACTTAGTAGCATCGTCTGAACCTGCAAAGTTGTTTTCAACTATTGCAATCACACGACCTTGTGCAAGTCTATCAATTTGGTCTTTAATCTCAGCAGTGTTGTCGAACACTTTGAACAACACTTCGTGGTCGTAATTCTTAGTGTAACGAGTTTCAACCAATACTGAACGTGGTTCAACTGAATCGTTTTGACCTTGAAATTTGTAAATAAAAGCACCGCTGGCCAAAGCCAAACCAGTAATTAAATTTGGATTCAAATTGTCAGGCGTGAATCCTGCAACCTCATCATAATTGATGAGGTACAGGTTATCGTTTGCTCCTGCTGATATACGCTTAGCGCAATCTAGCAAGATGTTTTGGTTAATGTTAGCGCAACTTGATGGCATAATTTATTTTATTTTAAAATGTTAGTAAGCCACTTGAATCATGTAATCTTCCAACACTTTAGCATCCACTTTGTATGCGCCTTTGAAGTTGGTCAATTCAGTTGTTTTGTCGTAGAACACATCGAAGTCACTCACTCCGCTTGATGCATCAAAACCAACAGCTAAGTTAGATTTGGTGGTCAACACGGCACGATGTGGTAAGAACCATTTAGTACCGTTTGAGAAGTCAGCACGGATGGTGCGATCCCAGAAATTGAATCCGATAATTTCCAAGTCACGGTAACGCAACACGGAAAACCCATTTTCAATTCGGATAAACGATGCATCGTTACCTTGTGATTCAAGATAGTTTGCATAAGCATTTACCAACGATTGAGAAGCGATTAACACTTTGTCTTGTGCTGCCATCAATCTGTAATCCGCTGTGTTGAATAGTGAATTAAAAACATTTTTTGCGGCAACACCATCGTTGGCGTTCAAAACTGAATCTTGCAAAGCAAAAGTAGCTTCAGAGTTGGCTGCGATTGTTACTCTACGTGCAGGAGTTGCGGCTACAATTGCAAACAATTGCTTCCACAAACCATCGATGATGTTGTAATCGCCTAACGATACACCGTTGGTAATTACGCCAGCAGGTGAACTATTGTAGTTACCAGCAGCAGTGTCGTTAAACCAAACGATACGCAAAGCATCTTCAAATGCTGCATCACTCATGCGCTCAATTACAAATCGTGCGAAATCAGTTGCAGTTAAGTCAGCAATATTTAAACCGCGATTTTTTGCGTACACCCAAAAAGATGCTTCCAAGTCGCGGTGGCATTGTTGCAACCAAATTTTTACCATTTCAGGATCCCAAAACTTTTCGCTCATTGGGATATTGGTAGTAGTTACACCAGTACCGCAACCTGCGTCTTTTTTGGTAATCTTGTTTAATCGACCAAGAAAAGCGATTTGTTTCTTTGCAACAATATCTTCTTCAATGGTGTGAAACTCAGTGATTGCTGGTTTCTCAAATGTTTTCTCCATGATGGCTTCGGCCATCGTTTTTATTTCTTCACCGTTAAAGGTGAGATTGGCTGGGTTGATTAAGCTGCTCATCGTGTGTTATTTTTTTAAATCTTCTTTTGTAAATCTTTTTGCGTTCGGGTCTGCTGGCTTCGCTTTAGGAGTAAACCCTTTGCGTTGCTGTGCGAATGCTTTTGTAGTTTGGTTAAGTTTAGCTTCAAAATCTTTCAAAGCATTGTTAGCTGTTTCCAATTCGGCAGTCAATCGAGAATTTTCAGCTTTAAGGGCTTCCATTTCTTCTTCATCTTCTTTGTAAGAAGCCATTACCACTTCGGTAATAACACCGCCTTCGGTAACGATTACACTTCCATCTGCAAGTGTGTGTGAGCCATCGGGAGCAGATTCACCGTTCACAGTAACTACATCACCAACTGCTGGCTCTGCTGCTTCTGTTTCAATTGTTACTTCTGTTCCATCTTCAAGTGTGGTGGTTAGCGCCTTTGGCTGCTCACCATCAACCAAAGCCTTAAAAAGACGTTGGATTTTTGCGACAATACTTTTGTCGACTGCTGGTTTTGTTTGTGACATTTTATTTGTGTTTAGTTTTGCAACTGCTTTTGATGCTTCTTTCTTTTCAGTAATGAAGCCTAATTTCTTAGCTTGGTCGGCTGTGAAGTAACTTTCGCTTGCCATCAATGCAAGTAGTTTGTCAACCTTTTGACCTGTTTTGTTGGCGTAAAAATTCGCTAATCTGTTTTCAATTTCCTTTAAAGAATCGGCATATTTTTGAATCTCATCGGCATCGCCTACAGGTGCGCCCCAAGGGTTATGAATCATAAACTGAGAGTTCTCAGTCATAATTCTACTTTCACCTGCCAATGCAATGACTGTGGCGATTGATGCACACATGCCATAAATTTCGGTATTGACTGTAACGCCTTTACCTTTTAATGATTCTAAATAGTCATAGATAGCAAAACCTTCATCAACCGAACCGCCTGGGGAATTGATAATAACATTGACCGTATCGCCATCTTTTGCGGCTTGGCATTGGTTCAAAATAGTGGATAGGTTGGTTTCCCATCCAATTTCCCCAAAGCAATAAATGTTAAATACTTCTGCCATCGGATGCAAAAATCCGTTTATATTAGCCGCATGAATTCACCCAAAAAGGTAAAAGTTGGAATAGTTGGCTTGGGATGGTCTAAGCCAACGGAACGCCCTGACTGTGATTATGTGATTGGCGTAAACGATGCGCCAAATTATTGTAATAGGATAGTAGTGGTTGACAACCCTAGTGTATTTGATGAGTATAGGCTTTACCAAATAAACATTCATCCTGCCTTACTTTGGTCAAATGTTTATGATTGGGCAATGCTTCGCCCTTGCTTTAATTTCAAACTTCACCCAGTTCGCGGCAACATGCAATGTATTTTGAATGGTGAGATACCGCAATCAATTACATCGATTATACCTGCCATCGGAACGGCTTACGCCACCTTTGGCAAAACAGCACAATACAAACTTTACGGTGTTGACTTGTTGGGGCATCAATCCTTATCGGATAAAGAAAAGGTGCAAATGATTTCAAAGCACCTGTTTGATTTGGGCAAGTTAATTGACCTTAGCTTTGGAAGTCTGCATAAGGATTCGCCACTTTCTCAAGTGCTACCAAATTACCCATAACATAGGCTGGCATCGGTGGCTTCCACGATTTGTAATATTCAATCGATTGCTCAATCGTTCGTTGAATGTTCGGGTATGCTGATGAGTTGCGTAGCTTGCGCCCAATATCATTTCGCACATAAGAGTAGTGATGCATTTCACATTCGTTACGTGGAAGGACCAACACATTATTGCTTGGTAACTTTCGGGTAGGATCGGCAAGCACTGACCATTGAACATACTCTTTAAATACACGCCCCTTAAAAACTTTGTAAAGCAAAGGCACGTAGTATCGCTCAGGCTCTGAATAGCGATGGTATCTGTCACCGTAATAAGTTTGCATTTGACAAGCTGAAGCATCATAACCATCACGGTTCATCTTCACAGCAACTCGCATAATTTGATGTGGATCATAAATCTCATCACAATCGATGGTCATAAATAAAGTGCAACCTGCATCCATGCAAGCGGTGTATCCGATGTTTCGCTTTTCCAATTCGTTTTGGTGTCGTGTCAATGCAGCATTGGGTAGGTACTCAATCAATCGGTCAAAGCCCAATGGTAAATTGGGCATGTAGTGTTCACCACTATTGGATTGATAGGAATAAACTCCCACAACGTAATCAGCAAATTGCCTTACCCAATGCAAAGATTCTGGAAGGTGTTCGTCACCATCCCAAATGTTATAGGCTACTCCGATTTTCATAAAACAATGGGTTCAAACTTCATTAATTCCAATTCAACTTTTACGTTTCTATAATATTCCAATGAATGAAACGCTTGCGAAAATTGAGAATATTGCAAGCCAACTGTCATTGCTTCTAATTGGCTAATAAACATATTCACTGCAAACAATGCGCCTTCTTTTGCAAAGTCAAAAAAGCATTCTTCATCGTAACCTTCGCCATCCCATCTAAATTGGTAAAGCATATTTTCGGCTTCTTCTTTCGGTGTTTTCATCCCTTAAATATTGTATCATTCGCGCTCCAATCAACATTGGGAGCAGCATAGTAATAAAGTGCAATTGACTTACGGCTGCGATTCTCAGGGCATTGAAGCGGCTCAGGGTGTCCGTGCCATGATTTGTCCGATGTGCTAAATATTGCCATCGTTCCAAGTTCGGGCAATACCCTTACAACTTCATTAAGTTGCTCATCGTAAAGTTTTAAGTGACCGCCCCATTCTTCCTGCCAATCTTCATTTAGATAAATCAAAACATTCAGCACCCTATCAGCACCCCAATAACCATGTTTATCAAAGTCAACATGAATTCCTAATTTCCCACCACGTTTGATTTCGTGATAACCACCGCCAATTAAGTAAGGGTCGGGCATTAAGTGTGGGATGCCTGTCAATTCACTTAGCCACAAAAGAAAAGGTTCGGAGTTAAGATAGTGAACCAACTGCTTTGCATCCAATCCTAGTTTGCTTTCACCATGCGTAACCAATTTACGCTCATGCTTGTTGTCAAACTTGCGGTCTGCAATTTTGTTAAGGTCTGGAAACTCATTGGCCACATGCTGAATTAATGGCCAATCTAATTTAAACACTGCATGTGGGAACGGTGCAGCGTTTATGTAGGCTTTATGGTCGGGGTGTGGTAGGTTCATTTTTCAAAAGTAAATAATTTTTGTATTGCTCATGCGTCATTCCGCTAGGTAAGAAGTCATGTGTTTTGGATTCCAAATGAATAACCTTTGAATCTCTTATCAGTGCATGTTTGATGTTGTGCTTTTGGATTTGGTCAGCATACCAATTGTCTTGATACCAAAACCCCAATTCCATCGGAAACAAATTTATGGGTTGAATCTTTTCAATTACACTTCGCTTGAAAAAAAGAAACCATCCACAAACTTGATAGGATGTGCGATAACCTTCCCACACTTCGGGTGCATTGTCGTGAAGCCTAAGTGTCGGGTCAAGTGATGAGCAACTTTCGTAACTCGATTCAATCAACTCATCCAAGTAACCTTCTTGCGGCTCGATGTCATTGTTTGCAATGATGTAAGCGTAAGCATGACCAGCAACTTTTAAGCCCAACAAAACAGATTGATTGTAATTGAACTTTTCGCGGATGTTATGAACCACCGTGCAATCCCTATACTTAAAAGTGCATGGGTTCGATTCAACCAATACCACTTCAAGTTCATGTTTGCCTTTGTGCTGATGCAGCAAGTCAATTGCATTTTGAGTCATTTCACACAATTGCTGCGTGAAGCTACCTGTTAGCATGATGACCTTTACCTGCATAACAATTGTGATTTCTTTGCCAAATGTAAATACTTTTGGTAATCTGCGCCAATATTATTTTTAAGCCAGTTCGGATCGGATTTGTATTGACTGAAGTTCTTTCGATGCCCGACACCGCCACATTGACCAATGCCGTGCTTAATGCCAACTACCAAAGGAAATAGTGGAACAAAGTATGCGCCTTGGTGCGCTTTGCAAAGGTGAATGTCGAGCCAAATCTCGCTTTCAACTGGGAACTTGAACTCAACATCCAACCTAAGCAACATCGCGCACATACTCGAACGCCCTGCGTGAACACTATGCCAATATTGGTTAGTGCCTATGTGATAGTAATGTGAATCGGATATGCCAACGACTTCGGGCTTACCTGATTGTTCCCAAAAGTTAAGCAATCGCTCAACGTATTCAGGATGATACCAATCATCATCTTCAAACACAACTGCCACCGTGCAACCTTTGGCTTTCGCTTTCTCGATTGCTACCTTATACCGGTAAGTTAAATCAGTTGGGAATATAGTTTGCGGTTCGTCAACCACAATGTGTTCACACTTGACCGTTTGCCTTTTAACATACTCTCTGCAAAGGTGCATAAAGTCTTGTCTTTTGCCTAGTGTTGGGGTTATTGCTGCAACCATTTTAATGCTTGATAAACTGTTTTAATTGAAATTTTGTATTGGTCTGCAACCTGCTGTTTTGCCACGGTCTTTTTTACTCCCATCTTTTCCAATGCATCAACATCAAAATAGATGTCGCGATACATAAGTACTTTATAAGAAATAACACCAGCTTGACAAAGATTGGTCAATGTTCCATCGGATGTGGCTTTGATAATTATTTCTTTTCTCATAATTGACCTGCTACTTGAACCTGCCTTGCATCGGTGAAACCTTTGTCAATATCGCTTACCCTTACCACTGGCGGTGGCAATGATGCAAGTATTTGAGCAAGTCCTTCGTTCGGATTGTTTGGAATTGTTGGGTTTAAATTGACCACGCCTGTTGCATATTTATGTGGCGAATTTAGAAAATTTAATAAACCAGGAAACTTTTGTTCCGCATATTGTGTTCCATCAGCTGTAATAACTGATTCACCTTTACTCAACCATGCAGGAATTGAATCCGATGTTTGAGTACCCGGACCTTCCAAGCCTACTACACCTGTGGCGAAGCCCGGAGCGGAAGGTGGCTTTTGTGATGCAATCAATCCGATTTGACTTGCTGTTAATCCAGCAGCAATAGCTACACCAGCTGGGCCTAGTAAAGCAAACGCTTTCAAAGCGGCTTGCGCTCCATTTATAATTGCAGTTACAATGTTTAAAGCCTTTTCAGCATTGAATTGCTTAACCTGTAAATCATAAGCCTTACGTGCTGCTTCGGCATTTATATCAGCTATTCTTTTCTGCTTTTCTTCTTCGCTTAATGTACTTTTTTCAATCGCTGCTATTTCTGCATCTCTAACACTATTGATGCCATCAATTTGCCGTTGATACCTTTCATTGACTTGCGATGCAAGCGCACTTAAAGATTGAACTGCAAATTGAATTGTTTCATCAATCTTTGTTGCTTCTTCTGGAGTTGCACCAAATAACTGACCAATAGTTAACGGTGGGTTTTCTGTTTGAGATTGTTTAACTGTATTTTGCGCACCAATCAATGCTTGCTTAATCTTTTCGATATTAGCAAGCTCCTGAGCTGTCAACACTCCATCAATATCAGCCAATTGTTGCGCTAGTGCTAATTGTTGTTCTACATACCTTAGATTTATTTCAGCTTTGCGCTTTGCTTTTTCTTGTTCAGTAGCCACTGAATTATCAACGGCTGCCAATTCATTTTGCAGCAAAGTGTCATTTAAAGAAAGCTGATTATTGATTTGCTCTTGATTAAACTTTTCAGTTATATCATTAATGCCCTTTTGTTTAATTCTTTCAATATCAACTTGAGCAATGCCAGATGCTTTTAATTCGCGCTCTTGTTTCTTAAATCCTTCTTCAAATATTTTAATTCGTGTTTCCAAACTATCCGATTCAAGTTCAAGCAATGTTAATGCGTTCTTTTCTTGCGCTTCTGTTTGCTTCAACAAAAGTTCATTGTCAAACTTTAACACTGCATCAGCTTTAGCCTTATTGATTGCGGCACGTAAAGCAATATCCTTTTCGCCTTGCCCTTTTATTGTCTTTAACTCATCGTCAAAAGACTTTATTAATTGTTCCCTTTCGGTCAATAAATACTTTTCATTTAATGCCGCAATTTTATCAAGATACTCTTTTTCTTCAGCGGCTCTTTTTTCTTGATTATCTTTTAATTTATCACTTGTTTCGGTTGCCGTGTTAATAACAGAAACTGCATAGTCTGTATTTATATTGTTTAATTTATTTGTCAAATCAGTTACTTGTCTAACCAATTCACCATACCTTTTGGCACTAACATCAGTAGACTTCTTTTCAAGTTCTGCTTGCTTTTGAACGGCTGCAATTTGATTTTTAAGTGTTGCGTTCTGAGCATCGTTTTGTAACTTTCTCAATTTTGAAGTATCTTTCCCTAATGCTTCTTGAAGTTTTATTTGCCTTTCAAAACTATCATTGGTAAGGTTGCCTAACCTTTCTTGCGAAGCGATTTGGCTATCCAATGCCGCCTGTTGCGCTCTGTAACCTTTTGTTAATTCCTTTTGCTTTTCAACATTCTCATCGGTTAATCCTAAGAAGTTTTTGACTGAACCAACAACCTTATCGAAGTTAGTTACCAATGCAATAATACCTGCAATCAACACGCTTATACCTGCGGTTGCAAGTGCAATGGCTTGCGCTGATGTAACACCAAACACCCTAGTAATTGCGGTAAGTGTTGCGGTGGCTGCGGTTTGTATTCCCTTTCTCGCAATATCAGCAGTGTCAAGTATCGCTCCCTTTTCTTTAATAACATTTGCCAATGCTAGGGCTGTGGCTACACCTTGTGTGGCTTTGGCTAATGCCTTTTGAGTATCTTCATTATCGCCAAACTGTTGGCTTAATGCTTCAATGCCTTGTCCCAAAATGCCAACGGTTATCAATGCATCACCAAAGGCTCGCTTGATTGGGTTTTTTGGCTCACGCTCCCCAAACTCATCAACCTTGCCTAGTGCTTGGTCAATTTGTAACTGAAGGTTTTGCGCTTCATTCGATGCATCTTTAAACTCCTGCGAATTAATGTCAAGTGAACCAAAACTAGCTTTGATGTCCTTTAACCTTTGCTGAAGTCCATCGAGTGACTTGCCATAATCTCCAACACTTCTTTGATTGTCACCGTATGAACGCTCGGTTGCTTTTATCGATTCATTAAGATCGTTGGTTTGCTTTAATAACGCTTGCCCTTTTTCAGTGTTCTTTATTTCTTCAGCAGTCAATAAACTTAACTCGCGCTTTAAGTTGCTTAGTAACGCTCTTTGCGCTGCTAAACTTTCACCATTCTGCTTTTGGGACTTGGTGGTGTTATCAATTACCTTTTGATTAGCACGAAGTTCGGCAGTGTAAACTCGAATGTCCGAAGCGTTCTGAATGAATTGGTCACTAGTTTCTTCACCCTGCTCGGATAATTGTTTGTTAGCCGCCCTTAGCTTAGCAATTTCATCGGTTAGTTTTCGTA